AAAAGTGAATACAAAAACTTTCGAGAAGAAATAAGAGATGTGGATATGAAAATATGGATGGAAGAGATTCCGGCAATCATAGAAGAACATCAAAGAGATTCTAGGAGTTCTCAATGAAAAGTATTCAAGAACCTTTATTCAGACCTCCGGTAGAATGGACCGTACCGGAAGAATTAAAAAATTTAACGCAAGCCAAAGAGATTGCGATTGACTTCGAGACTCGTGATGAAGAGCTCACGACCCGTGGATCGGGGGTTATTCGTGGTAATGGTGAAGTCGTTGGTATTGCCGTGGCTGTCGACGGTTGGCAAGGATATTTTCCGATTGCTCATGAAGGCGGTGGTAATATTGATAAGAAGATTGTTTTAGATTGGTTTGAAAATGAAGTTTTAAAAACTCCGGCTACCAAGATATTTCATAATGCAATGTATGATGTTCCCTGGATACGCGCTATGGGTTTAGAAATGCATGGTCAAGTTGTTGATACGATGATTGCTGCATCTTTGGTGAATGAAAATAGACTCCGATATAATCTCAATGCCTTAGCTAAAGAATATGTAGGCATGGGTAAAAATGAAAAAGCTTTATATGATGCGGCCAAAGAATGGGGACTCAATCCGAAAAAAGAAATGTGGCGTTTACCGGCGATGTATGTCGGTGAATATGCAGAACAAGATGCTGTTGCGACTTTACATTTATGGAAAGAAATGAAAAAGCAATTAACAGCCGAAGATCTTTGGGAAATCTTTGAAACAGAAACACAATTATTTCCGTGTTTGGTTGATATGAAATTTAAAGGTGTTCGAGTTGATATTGAAAAAGCGCACAAGATTAAAAAAGATTTAATCAAAGAAGAAAAGACTTATTTAAAAAAGATTAAAGATGAAACAGGTTTAGAAGTCGAAATCTGGGCCGCTAGTTCTATTGCAAAGGTTTTTGATAAACTCAAACTACCGTATGATCGAACAGAAACTGGAGCTCCTAGCTTTACGGAAAACTTTTTATCTCAACATCCAAATGAAGTCGCGCAATCGATTGCGCAAGCAAGAGAGATTAATAAAGCGCATACCACCTTTATTGATACGATTTTAGAACACGAACATAAAGGTCGTATCCATGCCGACATCAATCAAATACGATCCGATGACGGTGGAACGGTGACCGGGAGATTTAGTTATTCGAATCCTAACCTTCAACAAATTCCAGCTCGGAACAAAAAGATTGGTCCCATGATTCGAAGTTTGTTTTTACCGGAAGAAGGATGTCAATGGGGTGCTTTCGATTACTCGCAACAAGAACCGCGGATCGTGGTTCACTACGCTTCTCTATCCGAATTAAGAGGTGTTAATGATATTGTCGAAGCGTATCGAAAAGGAGATGCAGACTTCCACCAGGCCGTTGCTGATATGGCAGACATTGATCGTAAGCAAGCTAAAACAATTAACTTAGGTTTGATGTATGGTATGGGAAAGAATAAATTAAAAGCAGAACTAGGACTCTTAGATGAGCAAGCAGAAAAACTAATTGCTCAATATAAAGAGAGAGCACCTTTTGTGAATGATTTAATTCATGCTGTTTCTAAGAGAGCACAAGAGCGAGGACGTATTCGAACCATTGGTGGTCGTGCATGTCATTTTGATTTATGGGAACCTACAACCTTTGGTGTTCATAAACCTCTTCCGCATACAGAAGCAAGAGTATAGTATGGACCTGGTATTAAAAGAGCCTTTACCTACAAAGCATTAAATAAATTAATCCAAGGAAGTGCAGCTGACATGACCAAAATTGCTATGGTTAAATTATATAAAGAAGGAATTATTCCAATGATTCAAATTCATGATGAATTGGATGTATCGGTCGAAAGTTCCGAACAAGCAGAAAAGATTATCAACATCATGGAAAGTGCTGTTGAATTGGTTGTTCCAAACAAAGTAGACTATGAGAAAGGACCTAATTGGGGAGAAGCAAAATGAACGATAAAATAAATCCTAACTATTATAAAGATAAGATCATCGAAACCATCGATGCCATCGAATCTCAATTAACTCGAGATGAGTTTATTGGTTATTTAAAAGGCCAAATATGGAAATATTTAGCCCGACATCGAGAAAAGAATGGACACGAGGACATAAAAAAGGCACAATGGTATTTAAACAAATTAGAAAAAATATTATCAGTTCATGGCGTATCTTAATGCAAATATCCCTCCCATTTATTGTCAAGTCCGTCAAGAATATCTTTACGATCTCCAAAAAGGACATGGCGAGACTAAGGATTGCGTGGTCTTCGGTGTCACTTCGATTGCTGGACGTGCGATTCTTTTTAATATCATGCTACCGAACGGTGCGTGCTATTGGCGTTTGCCTATATCGGCGTTTATTCAAAACGGATTTGACCGGAAAGATGTGCCCGATATGCGTCTCGACGAATTGGAATTGTGGAATAGTTTTAGTTATTACATTAGTGTGCATCAGTTTGATTTTTTAGGATCACAAAAAGGAAAGTATCTTGGGAAAGATAAAAAGTTTTATAAAGGACATTATCTATTTACCCTTGATTGGGCTAGCCCTGACGGTAACATTCTTGACTGTGACCATTCTGAAATTCCTCAAGAACATAAGTGTGCTCATATTCTCGAGCTTGATAATGGTAATTTCGCTGCTCAGCCTAATAATCGTATTTTGTGGAATGTTCCTAACTTCACAGTTAGTTCGGATTGGCCGGACTATAAAGTCCAAAATTCGTGGTGGAATGTAGAGAATACGGATTGGGTGACCGAGGATACCGATAATATGTTTTATGGAGTCGAAGACAAAGACAAAGAAAAAAAATTACCAGACGGAACCTATAGATATTTAGAAGAAAAGGAGGATTTCTCGTGAGAGAAGAATTATACCTGCGACAATTAAAAGTTTTATATCGTGTCGTCAAAAATGTTAGAAAGAAGTATCAAGGAGATACAAGCTCGGTTGTCAAACCTTTTGTTGAGGATCTCAATCGAATTGCTCTAGAAGTACACACGTTAAAAGAAGACATAGAAAGAAATTATGAAAAAAGCACTGTACATCCGAACAGCGAAGACGGGAAGTAGCAGTATTGTCAATTGGTGTAAATCCTTCGGTCATGATATTCCTCATACCGAAGTTCGAAAAACTTTAAACGACCCCGACAATCAAAATAAAATTCAAAAACACTTTCGTGATGAAAGTTTTTTATTTTATTCCATACGTAATCCGTATGATCGAGCGATATCTTGTTGGCGTCAAGCTTTACAATCCTGTTGGATTGGTGAACGCATGCCCTTTGAACAATTCTTAGAATTAGATTTTCATCAAACAATGCCGCATACTCATGCACTGACTCATGTCATTCCGATGACGGAATACCTGGCGGATGTTTTAGACAAAGTTAATTATGTTGTTCGATTAGAAAATTTTGAACAATGTATGAAACGTGTCAGTGAAGAATTAGAAACACCTTATCACTATCCAGGACATCACTATAAAGGAAACTATACCCGGGTAAATAAAGACCAAGCACTCAACGCAGCTAATAAAAAGAAAATCGAAGAAAAGTATAAATCGGATTTTGAATTCTTTGGATACTGATTGGGGGCCCGCCCTATCGGTCGATAGGACGAGCAAACAAAAAGTTGAAGAAGAAGTCTGTATTTTCTTCTAAAAAATAGTTCTTGTCAAGAGGCTAAATAATAATATAATATCCCACAATTAATTATTAAAAGAAAGAAGGTACAAAATGAAAATAGATGTACGATCCGATACTTCCGTTTACATTGAAATAAATGGTTGGATTTACTACATAGATGACTCCACCGGAGAACAGTTTGTTCGCAAGTGGAAGAAAGGAACTATCCATGTCAAAGACTAATAAACAATGTCAGGGCCAACAAAGGAGATATTTATGACATTAAATGAAATCAAAAAAGCTGTTGACGCAGGGAAAACTGTTCGATGGGGTAATAAACTTTATGAAGTAGTCAAAAATAATGGAGAGTATTCTATTGTTTGTGAA